GCCGCACAGCAGGCAGGCACGAAGCTGCTGCCGTTTGGATTTAAATATTCACGAATTAGCATCAGCCCCGACGAAGCGCAATTTATAGAGACGCGCAAATTCCAAGCCGAGGAGATTTGCCGCATTTTCAGCGTGCCCCCTACATTGGTACAGCTCGAAAGTCAAACGACATACAACAACGTTGAACAGCAGAACCTGCAATTTGCACGGCACACGATTGCACCATGGGCCAAGCGCATCGAGCAGGAGATTGATAGAAAGCTAATCCAATCACGCGAGCGCCCACAGATATACAGCAAGTTTAACTTAAACGATTTGTACCGGGGCGATATGCAGAGCCGCGCAGACTTCTACACCAAGATGCTAAATAACGGCGTGCTGAGTATTAACGAAGTCAGGGGCAAGGAAGAACTAAACCCAACGGAAGGAGGGGATACCCACACCGTCGCCGTGAACCAAATTGCACTGGATAGGCTAGGCGCTTATTCCGATAAAGTTTCAGAAACAAATAACAATGGAGAATAAAGATGACAAGCGCACCGAGGAGCTGCGCAGCCAATACGGTGAAAACGTAGAACTGCGAACGGCAGAAGTACGAGCCGCTGGCGATGATGCTTTGGTAGTCGAAGGCTATGCAAGCAACTTCGAAGTAGAGTACGATTTAGGATACTTCAAAGAAACCGTAGCACGTGGCGCGTTTGACGACGTTATGCAGGATGATGTAAGATTTTTACTCAATCACACCGGCGCACCATTGGCACGAACTACGAACGGCACGTTAGAACTTAGCGTTGACGATCAGGGTTTAAAGTATCGCGCCGCACTTGCCGACACGCAGGACGGGCGCGACCTTTACAAGCTGATTAAGCGCGGCGATATATCACAAAGTTCTTTTGCCTTTACAATCGAGGCGGACGAATGGAGCGAAGACCGCAGCACGCGAACAATTACCAAGGTGGGTAAGCTATTGGATACCTCAGCAGTAACATACCCAGCAAGCCCGACGGCTTCAGTATACGCGCGAAACATGGCAGCGGCGGCGCAGGAAGTGGAGGAATTGAAAGAAGAACAGGTAGCAAGCGAACCCGTAGAGGAGAAGCGCGCAGAACCTGCAACGATAAAAACAGAACCGCGTAACTTTACGCAAAACATTACAAAGATGACTTTAAACGATTTGAAAGGCCAGCGCAATGCGAACTATGAAGAATTTGTAGCCATTGGCCAAAAGGCGGACTCAGAAGGCCGCGTTATGACAGAAGCAGAACAAGAACGATGCGATAAGCTTGACAGCATGATGCAGGACCTTGACGTTAAGATTAAGCACAAAACACGTGAACAGGATATGGTTGCACGAATGGCGCAAAGCGGTACAGCCGGCGCATCCGAGCAGCGCGAAGTTGAGCGCGTGAACGGTTCTTTTTCCCTAAGCCGTGCAGTCGCTGCAGTTGCAAACGGACGAAACTTGGAAGGTGCAGAAGCAGAGTGGGCAAGTGAAGCCAGCAAGGAAGCACGAAGCCAAGGCCTACAGATGGCCGGACAGATTGCAATTCCTTCCATCGCGTTGCGTGCTGGAGCTGCTGACGACTTCCAAGCAGGAAGCGGCGACGGTTCAGGATTTGTTCCTACTGTTGTACCTGCTGCCATTGAAGCACTGCGAGCGCCAACGGTAGTCGAAGGACTTGGCACGACAGTGATTCGAAACGCCACAGGCAACTTGCAGTTTCCACGCGTAAGCAATAAAGCAGTTGGAACAGGTGAAACAGAAGTTTCAGCCGATGCAGCTTCTACCATGGAAATGGATGAGTTGAGCTTAACGCCACAGCGTGTTGCAGCAAATACCAAGTACAGCAAGCAACTTGTTTTGCAGGGCGGTGCAGAGGTTGACGCTTTGATTGCTAACGAGTTGGCTGCAGCCATGAACGCATACGTAGACGATTATGCTTTTGATACTATCATGGCATCGACTGACGTAGATGTTTACAACACTGCCGACGCTGCTTTGTCATCGACAGTTGCAAACGCAATGGAAGCCGCAGTACTTGCAGCGGGTGGAAACCTCGGAGGCGCTTCGTACGTAATGAGCCCACAGGCTTACTTGCTTTCAAAGTCCGTCGCACAGGTTGCCGGCGTTACTCCATTGTGGGAGAATGGCCAGTTCAATATGTACAACGCAGTCGCGACTCCTTACTTGGTGAATGATACGCTTGACGCAACCGGAACAGGTGGCCGAATGATTTTCGGAAACTTTGCACAGGGCGGAATCTTGGCCTACTTTGGTGGCATCGATTTGCTAGTTGACCCGTACAGCGACGCAGGCACTGCACAGATTGCATTGCACGTGAACCGATTTTTTGACTTTGATTTGCGACAGCCCGGCGCATTGAGCCGAGCGGTGAAGCTCTCCTAATTTGGTTGGGTTTGTTTGATTGGAAAGGGGGGCTTCGGCCCCTCTTTTTTTTGTCCGTATTTTAGCCATATGATGACCGTAGAAATAACAGGCACGCCCGACCTTAATAGCATTATAACTGTGGCACAGCTCAAAGAACATTTGAGAGTGGATCACACGGACGAGGATACACTTATTGAAGCCTACCGAGATGCAGCGATTGCATGGGTGGAGGACTACTGTAATACGCGCCTCGGTGACGTGACCGCCGTGGGGTACATTGATTATTTTTACAACGTCCGTCTGCCTATTGGTCCGGTCAACTCCATTACCTCGGTGCAGTACAAGGACACAGCCAACAGCACGCAGACACTAGCGACAGCGAAGTGGTGGGCTGATATAAAAACGAAAGCCGCGCGGATCACATTCGACAGCGTGCCCGATCTTTACGACGACACATTCAACGCGGTGCAGGTTAACATGACCGTAGGATATGCAGAGGCCGATATACCAAAGCCTTTCATTACTGCCATCCGTTGGATGGTGGCGCACCTATACGAGCAGCGGCAGCCAGTTGTAGCTGGTACAATTGCCACCACCTTACCGCTCGGCCTGTATGCTATCTTAAACCCTTACCGCGTTATCACTTCAGTATGAGGATAGGACAAAGCGACCGGCGTATAGAGGTACAGAATTACACCACCAGCGCCAACGCGTACGGTGAGCGCGTGCCGTCATGGGCTACGCTAGTAACCGTATGGGCTGAACTGATGAAGGCGGGCGAAGGCATGGCCGAGAAGCTCACCGGCGATCAGGATATGCCAGTGCAGCGGCTACGGTTTAAGATCCGCAGCAGCACGGACACACGGGCAATCAATCCAGCGGACCGCGTTATCTACAATAGCAACACGTACACCATTCAAGGCATCGAGGAAGTTGGGCGCAATGACCAGCTTATCTTGCTTTGCGAAATAACCGGAACACATGGCACAGGGATCACTTGAGCAGAAAGGCGGTAAGGTTGGCTTTGAAGGAATCGGCGCAGACATTAAGCCGCTGCTTAAACAATTCGAGCAGCTGCGTAAACAGGTTAGCGATCAGAAGGTACAGAAGCGGATACATCGCGCGGTTGGTAAGATCTACAAAGATGAGATGTTAAATAATATTGTGGACGCTCGCCAAACTATTCGGATCCGTCGAGGTGGCAAAGGTGGCTTTGATATAAAGCCTGGCACGCTGCGCAGATCTGTAAAGGTTTGGCAGATTGATAAACAGCATTCGACTTTTTGGGTTGGGCCGCGTGTAGGTAGACGCGCACCGAAAGACGCTGATGCATGGTTTGCCAACATCGTGGAAGGTGACGACCAATTTATAAAAGGCAACAACCGAAATAAAGGCGTGTTCGGTCGGTCGATTGCAAACAAACGAGGCGAGGCGTTCGAGAAGATGAGCAAGAAATACAAATTTCAAATTGACAAAGTCGCACGAAACAAAGGAAAGAAATGAATGCAGGAATAGCCGCGTACGTAATACTGACGCAAAACACAGACGTCACCGACATCGTTGGCGTCAACATATTTCCAGAGGTAGCCGAGCAGGAAACCGCAACGCCGTTCATCGTTTACCAATTGCAAAGCGTTGCGCCAGAAGACACGCACGACGGGCCGAGTAAGCTGGACGAAGTGCGCTTTGAATTCCTGTGCTATGCCGATACCTACGCGCTGGCTGCTGATCTTGGTGACAAGGTGCGCGGTGCATTAGATCGCGTGAGCGGTACTTACAACGGTGTGAACGTGGAGAGCGTGCAATTCAATGATGTAGATATAGACACCATTGACGCGCCGCGCCGCTTTGCTCAGGTTCTAACTTTTACATTCCGAATCAAGCGCGACGATTTCGAGATAGCGCAGGGCACACCAGTCACGGGTGCAATGCTCGGCGATTTGTACGACGTAGATACCACAGGCGTAAGCGATGGGCAAGTAATTGCCTACGATGCAGATGCGCAGGAATGGCAACCAGCAGATGACGCGGGCGGCGTGACTGAGTTGGGGCAATTGGATGACGTGCAATTTAGTCAGGACGGCCCTGAGGATGGCAACGTGTTATTCTATGACGGCGATACATGGACAAACGACACGCTTCAAAAGTCACAGATAGGACTTGGTAACGTAGACAATACCAGCGATGCAGATAAACCTGTAAGCTCGGCCACTCAAACAGCACTCGGAGCGAAGGCAAACAGCGCCGACTTCAGTAACGTAGACAATACAAGCGACGCGGACAAGCCAGTAAGTACAGCCACGCAGACAGCACTAAACGCTAAGGCCGATACAAGCGCCGTGCCTACCGATTTAAACGACCTAAGCGATGTGAGTATAGTGGGCACGCCTGAAGGTAATCAAGCGCTGATATACGACACAACAGCGGGCGCGTTCAAATCGCAAGTCAGTTACACTAACCGCTTTGAGGATGAGGTAGAAACAGGCCTGCAAATACCTACCATATTTGCCGAGCGCGGATATTCTGTAAAGGCAGAAGGTGACGGGATATTTGTCGACGCCGAGAGCGACACGCCAACAGCGGGCAAGGTTATTAAAAGAAAGATTTACCACAAAACCGGCTTCATCAGTGAAGACGATGTGATAGGTGACTATACTTTAATTCACACCTTCGCAGACGACACAGCGTACGCGGATACGGTCGCGGTTTTTGACGCATTCGAGGACGGCGCAACGTATGGCGTGCCACCGTTTACCTTGGTGCAATCGTGGGAGGAGGAAGATGCAGCCCCTTCATTTGTTGGCTTGTTAAATGAAACCTACGGAAGCGGAGCAGAGGCGGCTTATTCAACGCGAAGGCTCAACGGCAACGTAACAGAATGCATGGTTATTCGTAGGGCATCCGATAGCACGACCACAACAATTGGATTCGATGTAAACAACGACATCGACGAGAGCGCAATAACGACTTTCTGCACGGGTACGACTTGCACAGTAAGCGAATGGAAGGACCAAAGCGGAAACGGCAACCACGCGACCCAAAGCACGGCAGGAAACCAGCCGACTATATACACGGGGGGCGCGATTGTGAAGGAGAATGGGCGCGTAGCTTTAGATTTTGACGGCTCAAACGATAACATGACAAGCGTCAGCACATACGTGCCAACCTCAAGCATGGCGCAAATATTAGTCGTAAAAGGTTTATCAAGTTCAACCGACCAAATTATTGGGGACACTGCCGACCGAAAAGCGGGAATGGCTCTGAGAATACAAAACGGCAATTTTAACTATTTTAATGGTATTACGAGCACCTTTAACCAGTTAACCCACACGGCGAACGATTTTCAAAACCTGCATTTCTACGGTCGGGATACATCTTCTACCTTTTACGCTCGTTTAAATGGTGGGGAAACAAGCACCGCAATAAGCGCTATAAACACAACAGCGCAAAACATTTACCTCGCAGCAAGGCACGACGGGAGTTTAGATTTAGATGGTACGATTCAGGAGTACATTCTCTACCTAACAAGCAAGAGCGCAGTAGAATCCGACATTGAAGAAAACGTTGGCGATTACTTCACGCAAAACACGCCACTGCTCGACACGTACACGGGGGCGGCTGCAGCCTACTCTTTGCGGAAACTTCGCACGGCTTACACGGGTGACGCGGTAGAGGTTTACAACGGATCAAGCTACGCGGATATAGGATTTAATGTATTCGGTGAACTCGATACGGTTGCACTGGCTGACCACTGTGGAAGCAACAACGGATTCATTAGGACTTGGTACGACCAAGCAGGCTCAAACGATGCAACGCAATCCACTACCTCGCAAATGCCAAAAATTTATGACGGCACGAACGGGGTTGTATTGGAGAACGGGAAACCAGCGGTAGAGTTTGATGGTACAGATGACGCGTTATCTTCTGGCAGTGTAGACGTTGCAACAATGACAATTTCTTCCGTGCATACGTTAGATAGTACAGATGGACAAAAGAGACCGTGGGCAGTAAAGGGCGCAGTTAATGGAGCAAAGGACACATTTGGACAAGCGAGCGACTTGACTTTAAGATATGATGGTGCTTATAGTCCTAATACGATAACACCTTTAACAGGTACGCAATACCTTCGCTTTTCTGTACGCTCAACTTCCGCGCAAACGGATTTTGTAAATGGAACGAGCAACATCAACGATACCCAAACATTACCAAACATAGAAGGGACATATTCTATTGGAAATGCTATAGCATTAACAGTAACTTTTGAGGGAAGAATTCAAGAGGCGATTGCGTGGGAGTCCGACAAATCCAGCGACCGCACAGGAATTGAAAGCAACACGAACACATTCTACGACATATACTGATGAACGGATATATTATAGTCCTACCAACGCCCACGCAAACAAGCGAAGCGAGAGCGTACCAAATCACGCGGGAGCTGTACAATATCAGCAGACCCGTATTGATACAAGCCGAGTGGGAAAGCGATTCAGCCGTGTTTGGTATTGTCGTACACCCTGACGGAGTACAGAACGCGCTGCAAGTCGATACCGACTATCTGATAAACGTAAGCCCAGCGGCAACGCTTGAACGCCTCGTTGCTTGTTTCCCTGAGCTGTCGAATGATGAGCGGTACAGCCTGAGCAGTTACGTGCAAGTCAATTCAAAGTTTCCGTTTGGGCATATCGTACCGAGTGATACAACGATCCGTTCACAGGAATATATGGAAGAAAACGGATGGTTTACGGATCAACCTGAAATTGATTAACTTGCACGCATGAAGGTCACAATTCAAAAGGCGTGCAAGCTACGCGGTAACAACTGGAAGAAAGGCGCGACGCCGTCGGTAACTTCTGACTTTGCCGCAGAACTAAAAGCAAAGGGATACCTGAACGCTCCAACGAAAAAGAAAGACTCAGATAATAACGAATTAATAGAAGAATAAAATGGCCATTTTTAACGGTACAGAACTAGGCGTATATATGGATAGCACGCTGATTGCAGCGGCAACCGATTGCAGCCTCTCACTTAACGTCGAAACTATCGACATAACCACAAAAGACAGCGCGGGATTTCGTGAGCTGCTCGGTGGAGTACGCAGCGGATCAATCAGCGTGAGCGGTTTGGTGGACTACCTTGACGCTTCAAACAAAGACGTAACAGATTTGTGGACTGCATGGGAGGCACGCACAGCGGTCACGGTTAAGTTTGCAAAGGCGAACGAAGTGACAGGTGAACTTTCATTCAGCGCGTCGGCTATCATAACCAGCCTTGAGCAGTCAGGTGGCACAGAAGACACAGCAACGTATTCAGCTACGTTTGAATTGACCGGTGCAATTACTGACACTGTCGCCTAATGATCGAAGTAAACGGCACAGAGTACCCAGTGCGCTACAGCATGAAGGCGCTGAAGAAGTTTGAACGTAAGACAAAAGTCAATGTGTTCAGCTTATCCGATCCGTCGAAGTTAAGCGCAGACGCTTGCGCTTTCCTTTGCTTTGTCGGCGTTGAATGTGGATGCAGCTTTGAAGGTCAGCATTTTGATATGGATCTTATGACGTTCGAAGATTACATTACACTTGAACACGTCACCCAGTGCTTTGATGCACTCGGCGAATATAGCAGCGAAAAAAAAGCATAGACGGCACGGATAAGCCGATTGGCTGGCCGGATATTATACGAATGGGGATGGGCATTTTACGCCTGTCCCCTTCTGCGTTTTGGTCGATGACGTTTGGCGAGGTAAGCCTAGCACTTGACGCCAACAGAGAAAGCGAAGAGATACGCGAGCGTATGGAGTGGGAGCGCACGCGGTGGCTTG